GCTAATTACCTGCATCACTGAGTCGCCTTGGCTGCGGTCGATCCGCTTTGACTCAGCAGTTTCGGCGCTCAGCTTCTGACCCAGTACAGCGGCCAGGCCCAGGGTGTTGATCTGATCGGCGATCTGATCCAGCCGCCGGAACTGTGCATCGAAGCCGTCGCTAGGCGGCGACACGAACTCGACCTTTGATTCCGAAGGCAGGGCCAAGGCTTCGCCAGGGCCTGCAGTGATCTCCTCTGCGCTGGCGGGGTAGCCGTAGATAGCGAGGAAAGGCACGCTGCTGATGTGGAGTTGGTTGTCAAGGTCGCTTTGGATCTGGTACGCCTTCAGGTTCAGCTCTGCGATGTCCTCCAGTGGTGGCCGCGACTCCAGAAAGCCGTAGCGATTGGCATAGGCGACAGCAAACGGGATTTCGTTGAGCCCAGTGGTGCCTTCGTCGACTACCTCAAACTCACCTGAATCTTTGCGGCGGTGGATCTCAAACGCCCCAGGGGTCAGCACACGCACCTGCTCAACCGTGCGCTCTCCATATTTGCCATCAGGTTCAACAACGGTTTCAAGCAACCGCAGCTGGGTGAGCTTCAGGGTGCCGTCGTTCTGCTCAGTTCTCCAGCCAAGGATTTCGCGGGGCGTGTAGGTGACCCAATAAGGCCGACCAGCTGCAATCGACCTGGGGGCATCGACAAGAACACCGACGTGCCCGTAACGCAACATCTTTTGCGCCGTGTTGAAGGTAAACAACGTGATGTCGTTGCCTGCCAGATCAACGTCAAACAGCTGTTCGTTGATGCGATCGGGTACGTCAATCAGCCGCACTGGCTTGCGGGTCAACATCCCGGCCAGCATCTTTTCGATCCTGCTGAGGAAGGGGGGGCAGGTGCTACGGCTCAAACGATTTTCATAGCTCTCGTCGTTTTCTCGCAGCTCTTGAAACAGGTATTTCCGTTGTTTGGAACGCAGGTGGCTGGTGCCTTGAATTAGATCCTCAATGAGCACCCAGTGCTCACTCATATCCTGCCAAGCTTTATTGGGCGCAAAAACATCGTCAGCGGGGGCGATGGTTTGCCGGTTAAAAGCGATTGACGAATACACGGCAGCCCCTGGCCCTTTCAGTCGATGTTAATAGACACGAATTCCGGTGCCACGCCCAGCCCGAGCGTGCAGCGGGTTGTATAGAGCCCAGACGGCATACCCCAAAGCGTCCGGCAGGTGGTCATAACCACCTTCTTTGTCCGGCTGCTCAGGGTTGCGTTCTGAATAACCCTGCAGCTCTAGGCACTCGATCATCCTTTCGCACTTCTCAAGCACCTGGAGCCTGACCTCACCCTTGCCGTTTTCCAGCAGAGCTTGAACAGCAGCCACCCGATCACGGATGAGAGGGTTCGATTTACCGGCAACGACCGAGAGACCGGCCATCTGCAGAAGCTCGATGTCTGTTCTCGCGGCATTAGTGCTGCGGTTTGCGCCTGATGCATCTGGGTAGACATAAACAGGGGCAGAAACGTGAGCACATCGTCGCTTGATTTCTGAAGCCATGGCATCTGTGTCATGGGCTTTTAACTCGTCGATGATTAGGAATTGCTGCCCTAAGCGCACCCCACAAACGGCGTTGCAGTTCCCGATGTTGAAGTCGATCCCCCAGTGACGCGGTTCGTTGTCGAGATTGACCGGGGCCGCCTTAATGACGTGCTTCGCTCGGTCGAATCGGTCGTAAACCTGCGTGCTGTTTAGGAGAACAAAATCTCCATTGAGATAAGCGGCAAGGCTTGCGGAGTCGTAGTTCTCCTGCAGCCGTTCGATGAAGTCCTTAGGGAGGTGCGGGTTATCCGCGGTCCGCATCTTAATAAGCCTGCGGTCATCCCGCTCCTGCATTTCAGGTTTGCCAAATTGTGGGAACAACCAACGAAAGCCCTCAGGTGTGCTGGCTACTGCGAACTGCCGCACGTTGCCTTCCCGTAAGCGGCCCAGGATTTTTTCAAACGCGCTCTGAGCATCGACCAAGCGCAGGATGTCGATTTCATCGAAGCAGGCCCAGGCGGCGTTCACGCCTACCGCAGTGAAAGCTCCGTTCTTTATGGACCGGCACAGTATCCGGGTCGGCTTGCTCAGGTGTAATTCGTACTCCGGAAGCGGACTGGTCCGGTAGGTGTATGGGATGCCGTATTGCTCCAGGAACTTGTCGAAGGTGGCCTTCCAGATGTCACGGATCATCGGGTAGGTGGGCTCCATCACAATGCCCGTGTAGCCCTGATTGAGAATTGCAAGGGATGTGGATTTAGCGGCCAGGGCCACGGTTTTGCCCGCGCCATATCCGGCAGTCAGGCCAAGGATCTGGGTCGATGTGTCCTCAACGAAGGCCAGCTGGCCAGGGTGCAGGTCGGCTTTGATGCGCCGCAGGATGTCGTCGGTGTCCTGGGCAGAGGGCGGCGTGGCGAACTGCGTAAGCGGCACGGCCTCGCAGATGTCGTCAACCAGACTCATGACATCTCAAAGCGCAAGAGTCGGGCCTGCAGCTCGATGGCTTTCAGAGCTGTGCTGTATTGGCTTTTGTTGGTGGCCTTTCGCTGGATGTCCTTCAAGGCACAGAGCGATTCGTGAAGCCATTCGGGCCGCTCCAACTCAGCGTCCAGGCGCTGGTGGTCACGGGCACGCTTGATGTACTCCTCAATCTGGCGGGTGCGTAGCCCCCAGGTATCCGCGCCGTATTGCAGGATTTGAGTTCTGCTGTTGCCTTCCAATAAGAGTTTGTAAACGGTATTTATCCGCTCGTCGATTTCTATATTGGTCGATTTACCAGCCATGCCCTGACGTTAACAGGGCTTGGAAGACTGGTGAAGTGAATTAAGGGCTACGGAGGTGATGTGAAACGCCTGATCGCGTGACAGAAAACCCTTGTATCTGTAGTGAACATCGGCCGCGGCCTTGTAGAGCTGTGCGGTTGATGGTTTGAAGTCTGAGCTGGTCAGATGGTCAGTGATGACCGACGAGAGCGGTCTTAGCTCTTGTTCAGCGATCCGCTTGTAGGCATCGAGCTGCTCTTGTTCCAGGGTGATTGTGACTCTAGCCATGAGAAGCGCGGTCGATTAGTGCATTGAGTTCTGCAAATTGTTTGCAGAGATGTTGTCGAGTTTCGACAGGTATAGGCCGTGATTCGTCGATTGAGTTATCGAGAACGGCAGAGGCCACGGCTTTGGCCTCATCGACAAGGACAGACAGCCTGGAGACGACAGGCTGCTGCCTGATGGACAGAGGGGGCATTTCAGTCGATTGAAGGTAGGAGCTGCTCAACGTTCCGGAGCTGCTCTTTCACGTCGGCAATGTATCCAGGCAGCTGGGGGTTTAGGCCAGAGCGCACCTGTTGCCTTAACGAGTTGAGATCGCGGGCAGTGGCCTCCCAGTTGGCGCGACGTTGACGGTGGATCTCACGAATGATGTCCTTGTCAACGTTGACGCCCAGGGCCTGCTGTCGGCCGTTGGTGTCGGTTGTGCGTACACCTGTGGAATCACGAAACCCGGCGCGAGTGGTTTGGGCGTCGTAATCCTGAGCGTCGTAGGCGGCAACGCAGTGACAGATAACGGCTAAGTCGGAGCCACCATGCCGATGGATGTTGCCGTCGATAATTTCGGCGTCGTAATCGGGCAAGTAGTGGTTCAGGAGCCCGTCGCCATTGGTGACGATGCCAGTGTCGTAACAGGCGAAGCAAGAGACCTTCGGGGCGTAGAAGGTTGCGTCACGGTCCAGGGCGGACCGCTTATGGGATGAAGTCATTAGCCAGGGGTGGGTTTAGAAGGGGTCGCCTTCCTGAGCACCAGGATGGGCCAGGTGGTTGGGTTTGGCAGGGGCTGCTGTGGCAGTTTCCAGGAAGGATTCATAGCGGCCATCGCGGAGCCAACGGAAGCAATCGGGGTAACAGGTCAGGAACCGGCCCTTTTGCTCTCCTCTGGCCTGATCCTTCAACGAAGCCGCCAAAGCGCCTTGTAGGCGCTCCTGGACGCCTCTGGTGAGCTTTTTGTACTCAGCCCATGCCTTGGGCTTTGATTGGCCTGTCGCTCGTTTGCCAATTTTTTGATACTGCTGCCAAAAGGCCTGGAACTCTTCGCTGTAGTCGTTTCGTGCTGGCTTTCGGCCTTTTGCAGCTTTACTGGCTGTTTGTAGTTCTTCTGTATTTAGTTCTCTTGTATTTAGTTCGGCGGCATCTCCTGCCGGGGGGTCCGGCACCATTTGCCGGGGGGTACGGCATTTAATGCCGGGGGGTACGGC